ACCAACACGCATTGTGCTGAAATTGAATTACCCCATATTCGTGTTGGCCAAAAGGTATTTTCTTTAATACTTCAAGCGATACTTGCTCTGCATTAATTCTTAAAAAGTCAATCCAATCTGTCATGCAACTTTGTTTAAACATTGAAGCATAATGAATATCCTTACCGTCTGCCATAACTATAGTGCTTTTTCTTTCCTCGGAATAATTATAACAAGCTCTTTCTGAATTGTCAATAGACAATCCTTTCCAATTAAACGTGTCCTCAAGCAATGCAGTGTTGTTTGCTTTATATGGTAACCCGGATCCAACTTCTACCCATAAACCGTTTTCTTTTCCATCCAATGCAGATAACACAAACATATCTTGATAATGTCTTGCATAATTATTTGTGATCTTTTCAATACCAGGAAATGGAAACTTATATTTTTCTGCGTCTCCTTCGTATGGAATATAGCTTGGGTAACCTATGTTATTTAGCCATCCTATAGCTTTATTTTTCCATTCAGTTTCTACATTATTATCGTAGGCCATATTAAAAAGTAAACGTTTTGATTCATCAGTACCATTATCTTTCCAGCTTCCTGACGCATTGTGATATATCAATCCTTGTTTTCCTGGATAATTAATATCATCATCACCTATACTTAACTCTATGTCAGCAAACAATAATCCGATTGTTGAATGAACTAAAGATTCACGCCATTCCCCGTTTTCCTCGCAATAATCACACATAAAATAATAAGCTTCAGGTCTGTTCGGTAGAACCGTGATTGCCATTTTTAATAAACTGTAAACCGTTACTTGTCTATTTTTTTGATCTGCAAAGCACTTTGCTCCCATAATCAAAGCTCTATATTGAAGTAGTTTTTCATTGTATGTTTTGCCATCACAAAACTCAGCGGCTCTTAAATAATAAGTAAGGGCGGCGGCGTCTTGATCTAATTTATCATATTCTTTTGCAAGTTCATACATTTTAAATGGATTTTTGTAATCCATAACAAAGTCATTTAAGAGTTGTTGAATATTACTCATTTATCATCCTTTAGATACAAAATCAAAAAACACACCTGTTGGAATTTTTAGTATGTAAGACACATTGTCTGATAAACCAAAAGATATTAACAAATCATCACCAACAGCCGCAACACCAGTACAAAATTCAATATTATAATCTTGGCCTTTTACGTGATCATAATAAGTACCTAAGAAATGGAATTCACGCGAAACATTTGTAATATTCCAATCGTTATCATATATTACAACGCGGTGAGCATAATTTCCGTCTTTTCTGTTAAACGGATCTTTTAGCAAATTTGTTTCATGGGCTAAACACATCCGACGGTTTTCATTTATACGAATAACTTGAGACCCGCCACGAAGGTCTTTGTCTAATGGAAACCTTTCTTCCATTGTTTTAAGAGTTACATCAGTAGTAACTTTATTTTCAATATCAAAATGTACTACCTGCGTTGGATTTGACCACTTAACAAAATGATAAGGCATATCATTAATTGGCATCCAATTCTTTTCACAATAGCTGCTATCATCTCCTGGCGCTGGAATTGGATTACGAGATACTTCTTTCCATTCATTGTTGTGAAATTCTATTTCAGCCATTTCCATCCGGCCTTTACCTTTATCATCATAGCAATCTCTACGTACACCACAAAGATAAAGCTTGTCATCCCAACTGAATAAACGAGCATCTTCTAAACCGATAAAGTTCCAGGTTGGTTTAGTATCAAAGTCAGAAGTATTAACTCTGCCAGCAGCCACCAAATTTAAATTTAAATCAAACTCGCACATAACATTATAGGTAGTTAATGTTACGTCGTTTTGTGGATGTACATATACCAAAGGACCCCACGTATGAGGAAACTTTTTACCTTCGCTATGATATAAAATATAATTGATATGCCGCAAGTTCATAAGAATTTTATCTTTATGAACAAAGATAGATGGATTCATTGTCCCAGTTTGGTTACCTAAAACCGACTCCGGGACAATGACTGGATGAATAGATCCGCCTCTACGTAATGCGTATTTAACTAGGCCACCTGTATGCAATTCGTGCATAGTACCTCCATAATATAGATTTCAATTTATTTAGCTAAAAGCCGCTTGGTGTTTTACGTCGTTTTTCTTTGTAATTTTTTTAGCTAAAGTTTCATTTATTAAATATTCGTCTTCGTCGGATAAAGCATCTTTAACCCACTCAATTAAATTATCTTCAGTAATATCCGTTAAGGGAACAAAATCGGCTGCAGTTGTATTAGCAGCCGAAATTTCAGTTGTTCCTAAATATCGTGAAGACACGCCGTTGAGCGCAGTACCGGTTTTTTTCCAATCTACTAACACAACAGAATCTGAAAGAGTAACGCCATCGGCGTTTACCTCGTCCCTAGTACTATACTTTATAATTTTCCAAGTATATTCCATGGATTAAGTACCTCTCCTTATTCTGGAGCTTCGGCGTCGCCACCAGCAGCCCACGGAAGCGAATCTTCTTCAATCTCAGTTACAAGATCTTTATCAATTTCTTTTTGAATTTGATCATCAATGTGCGCCTTATATCCTGCATCAGAATTGACTACGTTTTGAATCCAAGCCAAAACGTCTACTTCTGTTAAATCTGCAAATGCCCTAAAAGAACCTGCTGGAACATTTTCTGCTGTAAACGGTGTTGCACCCGAAAAGAAAGCAGAATTACCGTTTTCATCAGTACCTTCGCATTTCCAATGAGTTTGGACAACTGCGTTTTGAAGTGTAGCACCTTCTGAGTTAACTTGATCTTTAACCTTTAGGTTGGTGACCGACCATGCGTATGTAAAAGCCATTTTATTTTTCTCCGTTGTTAATTATAAGTTTATTTATCTAACTTTTCCATTAGATTATATACCATTTCTTTTAGTTTGTCAATCTCTTCTTGTTGTTTTTCTATTGTTTCTTGCTGCTCTTTTGTAGCTTCAATCAATAGGCCTACCATATTACCGTAACGAACACCTTTACGTTCTTTACCAGTTTTCATATCTTCGGTATCATATACGACACCAGGAAGAACTTTTTCAACTTGTTGCGCAATTACACCAGTATATTCACCTTCACGGTCAATATAGTTATATGTAATACCATCGAGTTGCTTAACTTTATCTACGGCATTATCAATAATTTTAACATTTTCCTTCCAACGAATATCAGAATAATCGTAGTAAGCAATAATGTTTTCATCTGAGCGAATTTCACCGTATGCGCTAATTGCATTCATACGTGAAGTGCTTGCTGGGTTGGTGTAATAGAACGTGTTGTTTGAATCGTAGAACAATGGACCGCGGAAAGAGCCACGAGCTTCAAAGTAACCAGATCTTGTGCGTCCTTCCCAAGTACCATTATAATACAAGTAAGTAATATAGTCTTGGTCAGCATATATGACCGCTTCGCCATTATCATGGTAAAGCGACATAATCGAACCATCATCATCCACATAAATTCTACCACCTTGTCCGCCTGATTCTGTAAAATAGAAACTGCCGTTGTCACCATCACTACAATAGAAATTCAACCTATTATCGTTGCCGGCATCATCAATGTATGGGCCGCTGAGAAATGTAAGTCTGTCAAGGCCCGAAATATTGAGCATGTTCGAGGTGGCGGCTGGATTTGTGTAATATCCAGTGTCATCACTATCATAGAAGATAGGTGCACGAGATGAACCTGGTGAATATGTATAAGAAGTGTGGATTTGGAATTCGTTATTGTCATCAGTATAGAACAGCATAGAACTGGTTCCAGTCCGAACTCGAACTGCCCAGTTTCCGTCATTATCTAAGAAGCCATGCTCACCGCCCCCGTTACCATACCAATAACCTTGAAGTACATCTTGGTTATCGTATAGGCGAATACCTCCACCGCCATTTGCGCCGTATGCAATATCTAAATACGTATCACCAGTGTAAAGATGCCCGTTAACACCTCCGTCATCAAGACGAAGACGATTTGCTAATACTGAGTTAAAGTTTGATGTAGAAGCAGGATCACAGTAATAACCAGTGTTATTGTTATCATAAAACAATGTACCACGAAGATCGTATGCCCAGTTGTCTTTGTTATTCAGAGTATAAACTAATGATGCGGTTCTTGTTACTGTTACTGTGTCGAACGATGTTACAAAATCAATGATCCAATCTTGACCCCAGTTTGTTGAGAAACCAGAATAACCAAGGTCAACCCACTGAACGTGAACCTGCGGATAAGACCAAGTACTATTGGTGTTCCCAATCCAAACAATGTTATCAGTTCCGTTACCACCCCAACGAATTGTATATGCACTACGGTTATCATCTGTTAACTGAGTTGCGGCTACGTTGTACCATTGTTGGTTGGCGTTGTTGTTATTATAGCCAGAGATCAAAAACTCATGTGTTCTACCTTCCGAGTATTCATACACAGAAACTTTGAACTTCATCATTGTATTAGATTTAAATCTGTTGGTTGGCATTCTAATACGAATTGCGCCAGTTACAGAGCTCGTTGTTGTAGTATATGTACCACCGTTTGGCGCAGTATATCTACGTTCTTGCGAGTCATACAGGTTGTTAATTCTATGGTAGTTCGAACGTGAAGTCGACGCGCCATCGAAGTAGTAACCTGTGTTATCACGATCATAGAATATCTTAGCGCGAACACTTCCCCCAGCGACATCAATCCAATCTCCGGCAACAACTCGAAGTCTCCATGAACCTTGGCTACCTAATAGACCAAAGTCGTTATCAGACTCGGCATACAAATAACCGCGAATTGTACCGTCATAAGTACCTCTTAATCGAATACCAATTGATGCATTATCGTCGTTATGAGAAAGATCCCAATAGTTATCATCGGTTGCATACCAATGCATTGCGTGAGCTGTACTATAAAGACCTTTGCCACCTGTATCGTTACGGAACCAACCATCATTATACACTTCGCCACGGATGTCAAGTGAATTCATTATAGATGTGCTGGCTGGATTTGTGTAATATCCAGTGTCGTTTGAGTCATAAAAGATTGGAGAGCGGAAACTATATGCACTATAGGCGTACAACGAGTCGCCATAAACATCAAACAGTCCTAGCTGGTCGATATCGCTTGTTGAACCACCGTGACGGCCAATCCTAAAATCAGCAGCGCTTGAATTGTTTTCATTTGAATCCAAGTTAATAAACAAGCTTCCGTATGTGTTGATACGAATATCGTCAGATGCGGTACCGGCGTTATCACGAGATGCAATGCCGTGGTTTGTACTATCATCACCATAGAAAGTAATAAAATCTCCACGATCACGCATATCAAAGCGATCAGCTCGTACTGTACCCAATTCAGAAGTACCATTTGGATTTAAATAGCGAGCTGAGTCGTTACGATCATAAAATGCTTGAGCATAATGATTTCTATTTGTAAGAACATCACCATCACCACGGATGATCATGTTCCACTGACCACTTAGACCGCCATCCCTAAACGATATATCTTCGCCGCCTGATGTTGCAATAATTAAGTGTGCATCATTTGTTTCAGTCGCCTGAATATAACCACGAATTGCACTGCTTGATGTTTCAAGCTGTATTTCTGCTCCGCCTTCCATTTTAAGAGTGCTATCCATTTCCATTGAGGAAATTTGTGAAGCACCCTGTGGATTGATTTTATAGCTATCGTTAGACATGCTGTAAAACCCTTCTTCAGCATAAAAACGATTAGCATTATGATAGTGATTACCGCCGAGACGGAATGGACCGCCGCTGTATGACGAATGTGGTGTATCAGCATTAAACGTCCATTTAACACCTGGGCCTAAGGCGGCTCCGCCAGAGTTGCTAATTACTGTACCGTTAGTTCTTGCAGTTGCCGCCGCCTGGAAGTGATTTCCAAAAGCGAAGTTTTCATTAATACCACCATTATTTTGGACATATCTAAAATAAAGTTTAGCGTCAAGATCATCACCTTGTGGAGAACGTATCCAAAGATTTCTATCTTGGTCCATATATAATTCAGGCTGGTTGTTTGTTGAATCGGATGAGCTCATATAACTGTTGATTTCAGTTGGTAAGTGAGCAACACCTATTGTGCCGCCACCGCCGTTAGCAGTGCCATCTCTTGTAACAATAATCTTACCTGCGATTGTGCGGGAAAGTGACCAGCTATTTGTGAAATAATATTCAATAATTGTAGTTTTGTCTAATCCTGAAACTTCGCCTAAACGAGTATAATATGCACTATAAGAACCGCTGGAATTTCGATTCGCTGGGTATTCATACCAAATACCAACTTCTGGGTTTGTGAATGTTAAGCCATTAAATTGTAATGTGTTGAGATTAACAACATTAAATCTAGATGTACTTGCAAAGTTGCCATAGTAACTAGTGTCGTTTGAGTCATAAAAGATTGGAGAACGCATTTGGTTTCTTGCGTATCCAAATCCGTTTTCGGTTTCAAGCTGAACACTACCGTTATAATATAAGTCAACACCCGCGTTTCTTATACCATATAACATCCATTCGTTATCGTAATCGTTGTATATACCAACGTTTGTAATGCTAGATGACATAAAGACGTAACGGTTATCAATAGAATATCCTTCGTACCCGCCTTTACCACTGCCAAAAATCCCAACAGAGCCATAAGTACCATAGGAAGTTGGGTAATCAAAGTAAACAGAAGAATTATTATCATAATTCGGATATAGTCTGTTTGTGCGTAGTGTATTAAGACGTGAGGTTGAAGCAGGATCTACATAATAAGATGTGCTATCGTAATCGTACATAATTGCAGCATCAAGTCGGTTTTGAAATTGTCCATATCTTGACTTAAGACCTGAAGCAACAATACCAGCTGAGTTTGAACTTGTAGCTGAAATCTTATCACCAACAAATTCAAACCATGCGCCCATTTGCTGTCCTGCTGCGGTGTGCGCGCTGTTGGTGTCGCTATGCTGAATATAATTGTCATCTCCAGTGCCATCGTTTAAAAACACAACTTTTGGCGTTACAACTTTGGATGTTGCTTGAATTATACTGGTTGAAATATCTGGGTCAGTACCATCACCTAAGTTTGACGTCGAGCCGATGTGAAGTTTACTGAATACAGAAGTACCTGCAGGATTTGCAGAAAAGCTAGTATTGTTTGTGTCAATAAACGCCGCGGCATACATGTTGTTTCCAGCAAAAACATCTCCGTCGCTCTCAACGCGCATGCGCATTGTGCCGGCACCAGTTCCTGAAGTAAACTGCAGGTTACCGCCTGCGTTTGTAGTTAGATCGTTTGGCGATTCGTAAATCTTCCATTCGTTACCAGATTTCCAATGAATACCTTCTTGAGGACCTGGGTCATTGAATGAAATATTGTTTAGATTTATAATTGAACCGTTTGTCCAATCCCAAGAACCTGTAACCTTACCACCCGTTGCCGGGTTCATAAAGTAAGCAGTGTTATCTCTATCTCTAAAGTTACTTGCGTCTACTTGGTTCAACTTAGATGTTGAAGCAGGATCTAAATAATAATTGTTATCATCGCT